TAAAAGAGCATAGACCAAGATATTTTATAGCTGAAAATGTGAAGGGACTTTTAAGTCATGACAATGGTAAAACATTTCAAACTATAATTGATTGTTTAGCAAAGACTACAAACTACCAAATGTCTTTAATGCCTTTTGAGAATTTAGGGTATAATATACATTATAAGGTATTGAATACAAAAGATTATGGAATACCGCAAAATAGAGAACGAATATTTATAATAGGAATAAGAGATGATGAAGATAATAACTTTAACTTTCCAAAAGAAATTCCATTAGAATTAAAACTAAAAGATATTCTGCAAAATGGAATAGATGAAAAGTATTATTTGAGTGATAAGGCAATAGCAAAAATAAAAAGGCACAATAATAAATCTATAAATAATGACTTATCTAATTGCATACATGCAGGATATTACAAACAGGGCGGTAGAGATCAACAATATATCCAAGTCGAACAAGATAGTATTTTATGGATAGCAGATTATAGAAATGATGAAGGGTTAAGAATAAGAAAAGACAAATTGAGCCCTTGTTTAGCGACACGAAAGCATAGTGAAACCGACATTTCTACAATGCCACCAATCATAAAACAACACAGAATAAGAAGATTAACTCCTATTGAATGTGAGAGGTTACAGGGATTCCCAGATAATTTTACAGAGGGAGTTTCAGATACTCAACGATATAAACAAATGGGGAATACAATAACCGTAAATGTGATTCAGGCAATACTTAAAAACTTAATAAAATGAAAACAAAAGAAGTAGTAAAACAATTACTAACTAATAAGCCTCACCTAAGAGATAGCGACCCTAAGTTGATAGCAACCTATTGGTTTAATGAATTAAAGAAAAAGAATATAGACCCTAATAAAATTAACGGTCTTGAGTTTATGCAAATGTTTGCTAATAGTAAACTAACAAACATTAAGACTATTGAAAGAATGCGTAGGAAACTGCAAGAAGAATGTCCTGAGCTTAGAGGTAAAATGTATAAGGCAAGAAAAGAAACAATACAAGACCAATGGAAAAAGGAATTAGGTTATGAAGTCAATAAGTAAATTAAAAAAAGAACTAGATAAATGGTTCAGCCTTTTTATAAGACTTAGAGATGCGACTGATGAAGGAATGGTACAATGTTTTACTTGTGGATGTGTTAAGCATTATAAGTCAGGAATGCAATGCGGACACTTTCAAAGTAGACGTTTTTTAGCAACCAGATTTGATGAGCATAATTGTGCCCCACAATGCGTGGCTTGTAATATGTTTCGTGGTGGAGAACAGTTTAAGTTTGCAATGAATTTAGAAGCTAAGTATGGTGAAGGAACAGCAGAAGAACTAGAAATAAAAGCTAGGTCAATATTTAAGTATTCTAGGTTAGATTATACAAGTAGAATAAGTTATTACAAAGAATGTGTTGATAAATTAAAAAAGGAAAAAGGAATTGAGTAGATATTTTTATAACTTTGGCAAATGACAAAACCAATTTATGCCAACAATGAACACGAAGTAATTGTAAGTGCTTATATTATCATGATAAAAGAATTTGTTAAAGATGTATCAAATGAAACTAGGTGGCATAATTTTTTAGATGTTTTAGATATTGTAATTGAATACCACAATAATTACGGAAAAGGAGTAAGGGAAAATAACTATTGGGATTGGATAATGATATTGCCAATTAACTTATCAGTATTAACTAATGGTTATTTAGCAGCAATAGAAACAAAAAAGAATAGTGCAATAGTAAGGTCATATAAGCTCCTTTTGAATGAAATGGTACAAGATGTTGTAGATAAGATTGAGAAACTAGAGCCTGTTAATGACTGAAATTTACTTAGAAATATCAAAGCTAAGTGATAAATTTAGAACAATGTGTTACGGACTTACTCAAAATAAAACAGATATTGATAATGCCGTTCAAGAGCTGTACTTATATTTTATGCAGATGAACCCTGATACTTTAAAAAAAATATATGACAAAGACGGATTAGATGGAATTACTAAATATGGTGCAGTTGTTTTACGTAGAGCTTTAACAAGTCCAAGAAGTCCATTCTATTATAAGTATGAAAAGTATTATACACATATTGACAGCTCTTGTTATTCTGCTAGTACAACTTTTAGTAATGATGATGTGGCTTTTAATGTTGCTAATAATAAAAACATATCAAACATTCCGAATGAAAAAGTAGATAATTACCAATGGGAAAAACTTGAACAAATAGATAAGGAGCTTGATAAGCTGCATTGGTACGATAGAGAATTATTTAAGTTGTATTATTCAGGAGAAACTTTAGATAGTCTTGCAGAGAAAACTAGGATAAGTCGCAATAGTCTTTTTACAACAATAGACAAAGTAAGAACAATACTTAAAAAAGAATTAGCAGATGAATAAGTTTTTTGTGCCTAATGAAATATATGAAGATAGAATTGCTATCTGCAAGGAATGTGTTTACTATTCTAAGACTTTAGGACAATGTAAAAGATGTTTATGTTTTATGAAAATCAAAGCGAGAATTGCACCAATGGAATGTCCACAAGGCTATTGGCAAAAGACTAGAGAAATTGAAACCCCAGATGACTTACCACAAGAGATTATAGATGAAATATTAGATATGTGGAAAGACTTGAAAACAGGCAGAGCAAAGGATCAAGCAGCTAAAAAGCGAATGATAGAAACTTATAACACAATATACAACACTAACTATGGAACAGGAACTAATTGCGGTTCTTGTTTATCAGCTTGTTATGACGGAATAAAAAAACTATATAATAAATACAATGAATAAAAAAACTTATAAGACAATTAAGTGGGTGTTAAAACAACAAATCCAAAAAGGTCTTAAAACTTTGTGGACTTGGGAAAAAGGTAAAAATGAAAACTTTACTTGCATATATGAAAACTACAATGATGACTTGCCAATTTTTGCACCTACTCAATTATTAAAACAAATAGAAGATGCCAATACCAAATAATTACTATACTATGAAAGATGAAACAATACCTGAATACTACAAAGGCAAAAATGGTTACATGGCAAAAGATGTTGTTGCCAATTTTGATCTAAGCTATAATGTCGGAACAGCAGTAACTTACCTCTTGCGTTCAAAGAACAAGCATAATGACGGTGGGCTTGAGGATATTAGAAAAGCTATTAATCACTTACACTTTGAATTAGATGTACTAACGTCTAAGACTAGAACAGGAGCTTTATCACCAACAGGAACTAACAAATGATAAATCATGATACAATAGAATTAGTTACCTGGAAACAGGTAGTCAAAAGATATGGCTATAAAGAAAGTAAAAATAAAGGCACTAAATTTGGAATAAAACTAGAATTAAATGGAATGAATGAAACGCAGTTTATATGGTGCGAAACTAATTTAGAAAGAAAGAAATTATATAAGACTATTATAAGAATAGCTAAAAAAGAAAATAGAGATTTAAAATTAATAGATTAAAATGATTAAGTATATCTGTAATACTTGTAATGACACCAAGTCGCTTCAAAAAGCTATTATTAAAGTAATAGATGGTAAGGTAAGAACACAAGAAGCGTATTGTGAAAAGTGTAAGGATTGGATGCAAGAGATAGAAAAGGACTTTGACGGTTTCCCTAGTCTTATAAGAACAGAACCATCATTAAGTAAAAAAGGTGATAAACTTTGGGATAGTGCTAAAGAAAAACTATGCGGTGAACGTGGAATAAATGAACCATTTGATTAATGAAGTTTGTAATAAAAGATAGTAAAGACAAACAAAGCCTAATAAACTATTTAAAAGAGTTAGGCAATGACTATATAGTAGACGTAAAGAAACAAAGAAACAACAGATCAAATATGCAGAACAATTACTATTGGAAATGTATAGTACAAACATTATCAGAAGAACTTGGCTATTTCCCAAATGAAGTCCACGATATACTCAGAGCTAAGTTCCTTAATGAATGGGAAATGTTAGAGATAAACGATAAGAAAATAGGAATAAATAAAATAGGAAGTACAGCTACATTAGACACTAAGGCATTTGAGATATATGCAGACCAAATAAGAATCTGGGCTTTAACTGAACTAGGTATA